TCCAGCGCAATCAGCACAAATCCGTGGCCAAATCGCCAATTATGTAAAAGACCAGATCACAATCGCCAATGAAGTCGTCATGAACGGCAAAGATTGGACGCCAACCCAAGCTCGTGTGTTTGGTATGCTACTAAACAAGGTCGTTCCCGACCTGAACGCCTCATATGTGCAACATGAACACCAAGTTAAGAACCTAACAGAGATGACACGCGAAGAACTGGAGGCCATTGCCTCTGGCGCGAAGGTTATCGAAGGGGAGTACACCGAAGATGCTGATTAAGAACCAACAGAAGGACGCAATCCCGTCCACAATCAACCTTGCAGAGTTTGCTCAAGCCATGAAGCAAGTTGATCTGTCCGCAGTCCCCAAAGAGAAGCGCAGTGCCGCCATCTTTGATCACTTCATGACGGTCATGGCCAACAATGTGACGGACACAGAGACCAAATACGAAATCCTGATGAGCCAGCACCTGCGTAGAAAGAATGTCTAACCCAACACCCCGCGAAGTTGCCCGTTATCTTCTTCGTCTGCGCGACGCATCCGAGAGTTTCGAGGGCTTCGTAAAGCTCATGTACCCCGACTGGGAACTTGCCGACTTCCAACTGGAACTGATCGACGCTCTCGACCAGCTTGAGCGCGGCACCCTTGGCTGTAACAATCTCCTGATCACAATGCCGCCTCGCCACGCCAAGTCCACCTTCGGCACAGTCCTCTTTCCATCCTATTTCATGGCGAAGAACCCAAACCGCTACGTGATGTCCTGTTCATATAACAGCCAACTCGCCACAGACTTCGGTAGACAAATCCGTTCGGTCGTAGAAGACAAGGCAATCCCGCAAGCCTTCCCAGACTTCCACCTCTCCACAGACAGCCGCGCCGCAGACGTCTGGCGTACAGAGGAAGGCGGCGCATATTTCGCAGTCGGTATCGGCGGCACTACATCTGGCCGTCCTGCAAACCTCCTCCTCGTCGACGACCCTATCAAAGCTCGCGAAGACGCAGAAAGCATGACCCAGCGCAACAAGACGTGGAACTATTACACCTCCGCTCTCGCCACTCGTCTCCAGCCAGAGGCAGACGGCACGCCCCCCAAGCAAATCGTCATCCTCACACGCTGGCATCCAGACGATCTTGCTGGCAGACTACAGGGAACAGAAGATTGGGCAGAGGGCCGATGGAAACACATCAACTTCCCCGCGATAAAAACAGTCACAACAGGAAAGATTTCACGCCGCCACCTGCCAGAAGATGACCCCCTATACGTCAGCGCAGGCGATCTACCAAACCTGTCGCCCGGTAAACGCTACACTGAGAAGACAGAGGAAGCTCCACTGTGGCCAGCACGCTTCCCTCTTGAAGACCTCAAACGCCGCCAACGCCTCAACCCGCGCGAGTTCGCATCCCTATATCAGCAACAGCCGTACATCGAGGGCGGTAACATCATCAAGACGGAGTGGTGGCAAAAGTATCCAGCCGACCTCTCGCCCGAAAACTTTACAACGCTGATCATCGCGGTCGACACAGCCTTCAAGAAAACAGAGACAGCCGACTTCTCCGTGGCCGTCACTGCTGGCATGGACAGGAACGGCGACATCTACATTGTCGACATCCTACGCGGCAAGTACGACTTCCCAGAACTCAAGCAACGCTTGATCCGCCTCAACACCAAATGGCGCGGACGTGGCCTCCGCGCCATGTACATCGAAGACAAAGCATCAGGCCAATCACTCATCCAAGAACTCAAGCGCGAAAGTGGGATGGCGATCATCCCCTACAAAGTCGTCCACGATAAAGTCGCACGCGTGAACGCCATCCTCCCAATCGTCGAGGGCGGCAGAGTATACCTACCAGAACAATCAGACTGGCTGGACGACTTTATAGATGAGTGCGTAACATTTCCGGGCGGCAACCACGACGACCAAGTCGACGCCGCGACAATGGCTATCGACGTCCTCTCGCGAACGTCTGTCAGCCCAGAAGCGTGGTCACTGCATTCAGATGCAAGCCAATCCCTTAACAACCAAGACATTACCGCCTTTGGTAAGTCACTCAAAACGCGCGTTGGATCAGCCCTCCCCAAATGGACAGGATGGGGTTTGTAAGGGACGACCAACGCCATTGACAAAGGTATTCTCGAACCATGAGTGTAAATGGCCCCAAGACACGTACCACTATCGCATCAGGCTCTGGCTATCGCAGTGCAGATTACACTGCTGGCCCGAACGAAGGTGTAGTCGTCGATCTCTCTGAGTTCGCCGAACAGCTAGTCGCGTATGAAGACATCTCGCATCTCCTGACCGACGAGCAGGAACGCCGCATCGTGGACTACGTGAAGTCTATGGTCGACATGTCCTACTTCAAAATCAGGAAACGCTATGACCACTGGAAAGAAGCCGACCGCGCCCACGACGTCTACGTCCGACCAGACGCGACAGACTTCAGAGAAAAAGCGGTCATCGCAGACACGCGAGCAATCGCGGACACAGTCCTTACCTACCTTATGGCCGCACTTTCTGGCCGTAACCCCATGTTCCAACTGGAAGGACTTAACCGTAAATCCCGTCAATCAAGCCTTATACTGGAACGTGTTCTTCACCAGCAAATGCGCCGAACAGCAGGCGAAGCTCGCCTTGCACAGCTATTACTGGACAGCATACGCTATGGCTTCGCTCCGACGAAGATCGTCTGGGACGCCAAGTCAAACCAGAACCAAGTCGTAAACTTCGACCCACGCCGTTGCTTCCCTGACCCCCGCGTAAACTGGGGCGACTGGGACAACATGCAGTACATCGTTTTCTCAGACTACGTGTCGTACAACAGCATTCTGTACAGCGGCATGTATCCAAAACTGAAAAAGTTCCCCGCTCTGCGCCACAAAATATCCCCGCCACGCAATGCGTGGAACGCACACCAGTGGCACAGAGAAGAAGGGCGAGGTCTTTCAATAGACCCCGCCCAACCCAATCAGCGTGAACGCTTTGACCACGCATACTTCACACTCGGCGACGCACGCGTCATCGACGAAGCGTGGGTGCGTCTGTCAGGCCACGAGATCAACATTCCGACCATCGACCAAATCTTCCTTGTCGTAACAATCCTCGACGAGAATGTGGTCATCCGCTTCCAACTGAACCCATACGGTCAGCAGTTCCCAGCGGTAATCGGCGGCTTGTACCAAGACAGCCACAAAACTTATGGCCAGTCGCTCTACGATCTCATCCTGCCGATGCACGACATCGCCACATATCTGATGCGCTCACGTATCGACAACATTAGCGCGGCTCTCAACAACCTAATCTTCGTTGACCCCACACAGGTCAGCGTACCAGACTTGATCGACCGCAACCCATGGGGCGTCGTCCGCACTCTACCCGGCTCGAAGCCGGGTGACGGCGTCTTTATCGCACAAGTGCCAGACGTAACGCGTGGTCACTTCAACGACATTGGTGCAATGTCCGAACTTAAACAGCGCGTCAGCGCGGCTTCGGACGCACAGCAAGGTATGCCGACATCAGACGGTATCCGCACAGCCACTGAAATCCAACGCTTAACACAACTCGGATCACAGCGTCTTGGCGTCCTTGCTCGTGTCATGTCTGCAACCACAATCCGACCCATGGTCAGGATGATGGTCGCAAACATCCAAGACAGCCTTTCGATGGAAGGCTCAATCAAGATCGACCAACAGAACATGCCGAACCAACTGTCTGGCCTCGTCGAAGACGGCTATCTCGACTACGACGTGCGCAAAGACCTACAGGGCGACATTGACTACCTAGTGATCGACGGCACGCTCCCACTAGAGCCAACACGCAACGCCGAGACTTGGATGAACATGCTTCAGATCATGTCTCAAACTGGCCTCAACATGGAATACAACGCGGGTCAAATTGCAGAGGAAGCCATCCGCGCGATGGGGATCACTGACCTAGACCGTTTCCGCGTCTCCAAAGAACAGCTTCAGCAAGAAGGGCCAAGCCCCAGCCAGCAGATGCAGTTGATGGAGAAGATGCGCGGCGCGTCTGTACAGCCACAAGAAAACGTCCAACGCGAGGTGGAGCGCGGCAACCTCGTCCCTATGAGTGAGGCACGCAAAGCATGACCGCAAAAAAGACAACGCTCGCAACAACGATAGACCAGAAGGTCGTTGATTACATCAATGAGGTCGAGCGCGTACAGCAACTCGATCTTGATGCACGTGATAAGAAACGCCAGTCCGAAGTCGCAAGCCTAAAGGCAGAGATCGAGACAATGCGCAACCGCATTGCTGAACTCGAAGGATTGGCGAGTACCACCGCATTGGACGACAAGTATGCCCTTACTAAGGCAAAATTGGTGCGTCTAATGAAAGACATGGGATATTATGACTGATGGGTATTACGCGTCCTACAGGTGAACAGCTTCGTTTCCGCTCTCAATACACGGGCGACCACGTCCTCGACACCTACCTAGAAAGTTCTGAGAAGGGCAACCGCCAACTATCCGACTTGCTCGACGATTTATTTGACAGTAACGGCACATTCCGTGCCGCCAACTTCGAGTTCCGCTTCGATGCGTCCACGGACAAAATCCAGTTCCGCGCAGGCAACTTTGCCTCCAGCACAACTGGCTGGACGGACATTACGACCTTCTTCAACATCACGGGCGCATTCAACGCATCAACAACTTACAACAACTTCGACCTCATCACGCTGACAAACAAGGACGTGTATATCGTCCATGGCCTCTCCTCTGGAACGACCTTTGCAGACGAAGCCGCAGTTATCGCATCCGCCAACACAGAGAAGCTAGTCGACGTATCTGAAGCTCGCGACTGGGCCAGCAAGACAACGGGCCAAGTCGTTAGCACAGATTACTCTGCCAAAGCATACGCTGTCGGCGGTACAGGCATCGACACAACCACTGGCTCCGCAAAAGATTGGGCTATCAAGACAAGTGGCACAATCGGCAACACAGGCGAATACTCAGCCAAATACTGGGCGACAAGCACAGCCGTAACCACAGTCTCGTCTGGCATCGCGAACATCAATACAGTCGCGGCATCAATCGCTAACGTAAACACTGTCGCCTCAGACATCGCCAACGTAAACACTGTTGCTGGCATTTCGGCCAATGTGACGTCTGTAGCCAACATCGACACAGACGTGACGACAGTGGCTGGCATCTCAGCAAACACAACCACAGTCGCTGGCATCGCGCCTAACGTCACCACAGTCGCGGGTGTTGCAGCAAATGTTACGACAGTCGCTGGCATATCTGGCAACGTCACCACAGTTGCAAGCAACAATGCCAACGTAACCACAGTCGCTACCAACGTGGCAGACGTGAACACAGTTGCGGCAGAAATCAATAACAACAACTTGCAGACTGTCGCCAACGACATTGCCGCAGTCATCACGCTTGCAGACGACCTAAACGAAGCCACATCAGAGATCGACACGGTCGCAAACTCAATCACGAACGTCGACGCGGTTGGCAACGACATCACTAACGTCAACACAGTCGCGACCAACATCGCGAACGTAAACACGTCTGCAACCAACATTGCCAACGTCAACACAGTTGCAGGCATCAGCGCGAACGTCACAACCGTGGCAGGCATCAGCGCAGACGTAACCACAACAGCAACCAACGACGCGAACATTACAACTGTCGCAGGCATTTCATCTAACGTCACAACAGTTGCAGGCATCTCGTCTGACGTAACAACTGTCGCAGGTATATCCGCAGACGTCACGACAGCCGCGACCAACGTCGTGGCATTCAACAACACCTACCTTGGCGCGTCTGCAACGGCACCAACAGCAGACCCAGACGGATCAGCCCTAGACCTCGGCGACTTGTATTTCGACACAACGACCAGCACGATGAAGGTGTATTCTGCGTCTGGCTGGATAAACGCTGGCTCGTCAGTCAACGGCACAGCAGATCGCTTCACTTACACAGCAACCGCAGCCCAGACCACATTCACTGGAAACGACGACAACTCAAACAGCCTAGCCTACGACGCTGGCTTCCTCGACGTCTACATGAACGGCGTCAAACTGGTAAACGGCTCAGACTTCACGGCAACGAACGGTACATCTATCGTCCTCGCGTCTGGTGCAGCAGCCAACGACACTATCGAAATCATCGCCTACGGGACATTCGTCCTAGCTGATCACCTCACAGAAACGCAGTCTGATGCACGGTATGTCGAAGTGGCGGGTGATACCATGACTGGAAACCTCTCCTTCGGCAACAACGACAAAGCCATCTTCGGCGCAGGGTCTGACCTACAGATTTACCATGATGGAAACTCAAAGATTACAGACGTTGGTGATGGTAAACTTGAACTTCATTCTAATGGAACAGGTGTAACCATTCAGAAAGGTGCAACTGAGTATATGGCTCAGTTTCTTACGGACGGTGCGGTTCAACTTTATTATGATGGAGGCACTTATCCAACTCC